CAACATCAACATAGTTTGTCACCATCTTTTCGGTGAAGACCATCTTATTATTGATGCAGCGCGAGATAACATCAGAAACAAAAACTTCTCGACTGGTTTCTATCTGTTCAAATGCATTCTTATACACTTTTGCAGAGAAGAACTTATAACCACCAACACAGAATGTATCGGAGACAACTTGTTTTTCAATAATGTCAGTGATTATACCATTTTCATTTGAGACGGTGAAACTCTTTGATGCAAGTTTCTTCAAGACTTCATGTTCGGAGATTTTTGAAACACAAACATAGTTACCATCAGAAAAATCATGGTCAAAGTAACTGTCACAATCTTTGATGAAAATCTCACAGTTGTCTAAGTTAGCAGCCTTTATGATTTGATAGACAGTATCGGCAGGACCTCTGGTTGGTTTATCGATGATGATACAATTAATATTGTCCGGGCATTCGTGTCTGATTTGTTCGCGAACATTGTATTTCTCCTCATGTTCTTTGAGAATGCCTATATGAATCTTGTATCCTTTTTCTATGAAAGGTCTTAGTGCATTCATCAACATCATATCGTGTTTGTAATCATACAACAGATACTTCGGTTTCATGTTTGGGAATCTGGTTGACAGACCAGCTGCTGGTACAATTATTTCCATAGTCTTCTAATCTCTCTCAAAATAAATTCACGTTCAAAGTCACCACTCTTAGTATGTAGATACACTCTCAACAACATTAGTATCAACAAGTTATCGTTGAAAGCCAAAGGGAAAAGTTTTCTTAGTTTATCTTGTATGTTTTGTAATTTGATATCTAGTCGAACGTCAGTCTTCCGTAAGAACCATTTACATTCTAAATCCTGACGCATCTTTGCAATGTCGAAAATGTAAGAATCGTATTCTACAGACACAGCATCGATCATACAGAACTTTGACTTGGCATAGATGATGTTTTCTAATGTCAGATCACCATGATAAGTTGAACTTGGTAATTCTTTTGGTAGTTTCTCGATCAACTGATCTTTGGTGAATGGTAATTCTTCGTTGTCTTTCAACCAATCAAGTTTCTTATCATAAACACCAGAATAATCTTTGTTGACGGAAATTTTTGCGAAAGAACTGAATGTCTCTATTATGAAGTCTTCTAATTTTGTGGTTGTATTATGAATTAGATAGTTTTTCATATCTAAACCATGAATATACTCCATGTCAATCAGGTTGTCTTCGGAATGATGTATTCTCGGCACATTATAACCTGCACCATGGAGTGATGTTAACCTTTCCAGGTTTCTTTCAATATTGTTGACTTTTCTTACAAACAATCCTTGAGCATTTTCCATCAAGTATATTTTGCTGCCAGAATGCCCAGAAAATTCCTTTACTGTTTTATCCATTGTTCGTAATCATCCCGAATCAATGAATGCCATGTTCCGTTGTGTGCGCCAGGCGGAAAAGGATTTTGCATATTAACATACACAAGATTTTCACCATGAAGGTTGTGTCTATGTAAATTGGCTCGCATCAAGTCTTCACCAATGAATTGATTACCACCATTATAGTACTCATCAATGTTTTCATAGGTCGACATGTATTTCATCATGTTATCTTTTGATGAGAATGCAAACTGATCATTACCAAAGTCTCTTGTTGGTACCATTCTGCAATTAGGTATATACAGTTTACTGTTATCCAATTCTTCAAAAGGAATTTTGACATTCAATGCATAATCTGTACGTGAACGGATGATCCAATCGTAGTCACCAAAGATTAATTTCCTACATTCATTCATCGAATAGAACATTCGATACGTAAATCGTGGAGGATACTTCTCTGCGTTTGGTGTATTCGTGTATTTACTGTCGTAATCAGCTAGTGGTGGTGTTTCCAATTTATAACTTGCTGGTCTATAAAGTTCCAAAAGTTTTCTTTCACCATCGAATTTCCAACTGTGAATATACACATCCACATCATAATGATCTAGTAGGTTCTGTTTATAAAAATCATAACCTTTGTCAAATGATCTGGCTTGCCCAGAAAAACATAATGCAATTTTCATCTTTGTATTGATACAGTCAGTTGATTTGTTGTAACACCACGGAGTTTGTTCATGTATATATGACGCAACATCATCATGTGTGGGCAGTACCTATCTTCTTTATGTATTCTGATATTCTCTTCGCCATATTTACGATCATATCTTAGATGATCTTCAAACTCTTTTTCAAAAGGTGTAGAATGTAGTCTTTCATATTCATCATATAGAAAATAATACTTTGCGTATGAGAATGGCATGATTGCAAAGATATCGGATATTAGATTATAAGACTCCTCAAAAGGTGTGATTAACATATCAACATCTTTGAAATCAAATAACTGACCGAACTGAATATCATAACGACAATAAACAAGTGTGTTGTATTCTTCTTCAATTAAATCAAAAGCCTTCTTACGACTATAATTCATTGATGCATTACCAGCAATTCGATCTTGATTTGGATTTTTAGGATGTGCTAGGCGAATCCTTTTTTCCATTTCTTCGAATTCTTCTTTATGCAGTTCATAATTTTCAGCTTTGATTCTGACGGGTTTCAATCTGTCAACTATATTGTCAAATTCTTCTTTACTGTCCGACCAAAGGTGACAATAAACATCTAGTTGATTCAAATCAATAAATCTTTTGATGTTTTCCCATGTTTGGTCAAATGTTCTATATTGACCAGATAAAACTATACAATTTTTCATTTGACCCAGTACCAAACATCACACTCTGTGAAAAGAATCTCTTTACCAACCTTTTCGGCAAATTCATTGGCTGCCTGGCGCACACCAGAAATGGCATTGTAATCGTGGCCAGCAAAGATACCACCAGTCTTCAATTTAGAATAGAAGTTTGCACAATCTTTTGTCAGTTGTTCGTAGGTGTGTAAACCATCAATAAAGATAACATCGAAATAATCATCTAACACTTGATCTACAACATTGTCAGAATAATCTCTCAATAGACCAAAACGATTGCTGTAACCTATCAAACGGTTCATAAACCTCTGATAGATTGCTTCGCGTTCATTTAGATTGTTTCCGTTCCAGTCAACATAGTTCGTATATGGATCTACGCCAGTCAATACACAATCTGGATTACTGTCAAGTAAAAATTGTGTGGTGTCACCAATGTCACATCCAATTTCCAATACTTTGGGATGAGACATTTCTCTAATCATTGCACCAAGTCCATAACCAGAACATTTAAATGCAGAAGATGGTGGTGTGAAAGCCTGTGTTTCAGTGTTGAATGTAATAATATCGCTCATTATATAGTCCTGTATTTAAAAAATTGAGATTCATCTTCTTGATTGTATTTTTCCATCACGAACTTTTTCCATTCTGGAACACGATCATATTGATGCACGATTGGGAAAACATATTGGTCGTTCGTATAAACCACTCCGTCTCGGAATACAGGTTCATAACAAAGAAGGTTCGGCCTGAAATGATCAATCTTTGTGGGATCAGCAACAGTGCCAGCTTCACACGCCCAATTATCGGTGTGATATACAACATCTTTAAAAGGTTGTGTTCCAATTAAGACATTGAACACCGCTTGGTCACAAATAGGAATTGGCCTGTTGATTGCGTTCGTAAAGATATTGAAGACCATATCTTTGACATACTCTGATGTGCCACCAAAAGTTCCTACGTTATAGATCGTATTGTTTTTGAATTGTTCGTAAACATACGGACCATAAGACTGTTTGAGATTGTCATCACCCCAAGGTTCGTCTTTGTAACGCAGACCTTCAGATGCAATGATTAACTTTGGTGTGAAACTATCGTGTCCAATGATTGAATCCATGTAAGCAAAAGGTGTGTACTGAAAGTAAACGTCTTTCACATCTGTCGTGACAACGAAATTATACTTTGACCAATTGTGTCTTAGATATTCGTAGATTGAGAGGAAACGTAGTACATGAATTGGCACACCATCGACTTGTTTCATTGGAAAGATAATCACACCTTGATTCTTCAACCAATCGATTGTCTGTACAGATGTTTTTCCAGTCACCAGAACAACATCATTATCACCAGAAACTTCTTTTGCCGATAGTACCCAAGGTTTTAACTGATTGATTTCGTAATTAGTAAAACCACCAATAATTAAATTTTTCGCCACGGAAATTCTCCATTATATTTTTCATTCATCACTTTATTACCATTTAAGAAGAAGTCTGCATTGACAGAACCAGCATTGCCATCAACACGATAGTTGACAGTATATTTTCCTGTACAATTGAATTTGGGAAAATGTTGTGATAACACTTTTAACCAAACACGATCTTGACCCCACCCTCCATGCCAAACCTGTGCTAATTTTATCGCAACTTCAGTTTTTATGCAATAGCAATTTGTATCAATATGATTAATACCATGATATGAATGCCATTTACCTAAAGATTCACAGTCATCATTACATATGTATTGCCCATCTTTGGTACACACCTTGCGGAGTGAATAGGACCAATCCAGGTTCTGTTGTTCGATTGTTTTGATGCAGTTCTCTATATGATCTGGTTCAAACCAACAGTCTTGATCCAGGTAAACCACATAATCAGTATCGATTAGATGAGTGAAAGCCGCATAGACTCTATGCCCATAGAATCCGTTGGCACCAACATTAAGTGGCAGAAAACATCGCGTTAAGTTTTTTCTATCCAAGAAATCGTCTGTAATGATTCTTGTGCTAGCATGTGCTTTTGGTCCATCCGCAACAATATAACATTTTGTTTCATAAGATTGATTCAGTACGCTACGAATAGCATCTTTCAACTCTGGTGCACCAGTAGTTGGCATAATCACAGTCACACTCATAATTTAACCTCTTGTTAGTTTCAATATAATTTCTATTTGTTTTTCAATAATCGGTTTGCGGTTTGGCCAGTAGATATATTCTTTGTCGCCTGTACTATGTAGTTTCTTCAGGAGAGGCACAATTAGTTTCTCTACATCTTCCAGTCTTTTTTTGTAATCTTCGGCTGTCTGTTCTGTTTTGTTTATTGCTGAATTATATTCTTCTTCCGATACGGCAGAAAAACCGTAATCGAAATCGGATTCTTTATAATCTTTTAAAATTTTATCAAATTCGTTTAATGGCATTATTTGTATGTGTAGTCACACATCATACGAGTGGGATAACCATCACCACCTTGCGTATCACGTATGTTAAGTTTAAGAATGTAGTGACCCGTTTCTATTTCCATATCAATACGTTTACCTGTACCGGACTTACCACCATAGTATACATTACAAGAAGTTGGTGTAGCGGCTGATGTCATGTATGTCTTATCAATCTCATAGACCTTGGTCTTACCAGTCAATTTATGAACAATAGTATAACCATGGCCCACACCCGAAATTAGAAAATTTTTAAGTTGATTTTTTTGTTTTTGTGACATTGTTTTCCACACATCGTCAACGTAACCTTTTTTAAGCTTACCATTAAAGATATCACAGAATACCGCATCATTGATATTGAACATATCTAAAATTTTCAAACCATCTTTATTGGTAATTCGTCCAGATTTAATTTCAGCTGGAGAAAGCACTGTACGAATACCGGAATTGAAGAATGTAACTGTGCCACCAGTCTTCAAACTTAGATAGATTTTCTTTTCATCTGTGATTAATGTAATATCGCTAACAACGGGCCCCAGATTATTATCGGTTACAGTAATCTCAGATGAAATAAGAACTTGCGGAGTGAAAATGAATGGTCGTTTGTTATTCAACTCACCAACCATTTTTACTTCTAGTTTTTTGACCTTGTTTAGTTTATGCAATTTGACAAGATCATCAACTGCTTCTGATAGTTTGGGATCAGTACTACTTTTACCTGACCACCAGTCATTAATTGCTTCTGCTAATTGTCCTTCGTATGCATTACCTTTGTTTTGCACACCTCTACCACCGGAAGAACCGGAACCAAATTTCATAGTAATTTTACTAACTTTGGTTGCTCGTTTGATATCACTAAGTTCAATGTCACCTTGTAAATTTCTGGTCACATTAATTTTACTGATCGAACCAGGATCAATATTGATTGGTGATCCGATTTTCGCAAACTTGTTTTTGAGATATACAAAAACATCGATAATTTCGTTAATCTTTGCTTTATCACCTTTCAAGGTTTGCTTAATCTCTGTCGCAGTCTTTGGAAAAAATGTATAAGCCATTAGTTACTTTCAAAAAAAGTATTTATCTTATGACATGATTTACTTTTAAAAGTATTTATCTTATAATTTGAATCTCCTTCCCGGAAGTCCAAATTTCCAATTCGGTTTTTAACCGAGACTCATTATATAAAGTTTCATATCGTTGGCAAGCTTTCTTTCTCCACCATTCAATCAAGTTTACCACTTTATGTTTTTCATAGTTTTCACCAGGAATAAGCACGTCCGTCTTACAGTTCACATAGTCTACCATGTTTTTGAAACCATAGTCACTAATATAATATCTCTTCTGTTCTGTCAACCCTTTAGCCTTCTCAATCGTTGCTTGGAATGTATCCCCATCAGGAGTGCCTTTAAGAGCAGCCTTAGTAAGAGAAATAATCTTCATAGAGATTTTAAGTTTCTTACTAGAAGCATCATCCTCAACTAAAGAACCAACACGTTCTTCAACAAAGTCACGCAAGTCCGAATATGGCTTGCCGTGCATCATAGGCAAGAAATCACTGTCTGTCAATCCTTTGTATCTAATATAAGGTTTCATTCCGTCATATTGTGATACAGTTTTTGAACTACCATAGAGACTAGTTGTTTCAAATAGACAAAGATTCATTCCATACTTCTTATTCACAATCTCTCTCACTTCATGTGATGTACAGATTGCAGCCAGAAGTTTGCCACCAAGATAATTGTAACCGAAAGGTTGTGTCGGCACAATAACAAAACCCATCATTGCAGAATCATTGAATCTTTTACCCCATTCAGGTTGTTGTGTAAACACCTGACCGAGAAGTTGATTTCGTGGACGACAATTGATGACTGGAGAACCAAGGCGAATGAATCCTACGATCTTATCTGTGTTTGTCTCACGCACAGCAAGTTTGACATTACGGCCAACTGGAGCAATGTTCACGTGCGAGGAGGTGATGTTTAAAAGATTCATCCACTTTTCACCATCAATCTCACACACCTCAAAGTTCATGTCTTTTGGATGAATAGAGAAATCTTGAAAAAGATCATCTTCAAGTGGAAACAAAGGATTGGTTGGCAATTCAGAAAGAGAGTTCAACTTCTGATCACGCATGTATTCATCAATACGATGAAAATTGCCAAAGTAATCTTCGAATGCTTTTGCACAATGCACTGCTTCTTCAAATGTCAATTTCATACCTTAAAACCCTCAAAAGATTTTTTGGCTTTCATTTCTCTATTACCAAAAGTGTTTAATGGTTTGTCGGTGATACCAGCATCAGCCAACCCATCTTGTGCAGATTGTTCGATATCATACAGTCGCATCTTTGCTCTGTCAATACCAACAGTGAATCTCTTATACATTGTTGGATCAGAATAACGATTCTTCAATTGTTTCACCATGATCTGACCAAGTTCTTCCAGTTCTTCGGAAGAAATCAATGCAAACATTAAGTCCGCGGTTGCTGGCAGACCAAAAGACTCACTTGTATCCTCAAGTCCGGGGTCGGATGAAGTAAAACCGGATCTTGTTGTTTGGGTAGCAGATACAATTGGGACTCCGAATTCAACTGCAAGACCTCGCAGTTCCTCGGCAATAGCTTTAACATAGGTGTAACTGTTGACATTTGCTCCTGCCTTAACGCGAGCACTACAGCAAATGTTGAGATAATCAACAAAGATAATATCAGGTAAAAAGCTTTTCTTAAGATTGAGTTCATTTAGTAATGTCCTGAAATGCGTTACCGATGCTGATGCAGTTGGATATTCTTTGATGATTAATTTGCCGACAGTCTTTTCTCTAAGCTTTGTGATTCGCTTGTCATACATCTCTTTTGGCAGATTCACCAAATCATCAACGGTGACATTCAGTAAGTTTGCATCAATACGTTCTGCAATCTTTTCTTCAGCCATCTCCATGGTGATATATAGTACGTTCTTACCCTGTGTCATACAGCCTGCTGCAACGTGACACATGAACAGTGATTTACCAACACCAGTGCCAGCAAGTGCAATATTCAATGTCTTTGCAGGCAAACCACCTTTTGTGATTTTGTTGAAATATTCCAAGTCAAAAGGAATCTTCTCTT